ATATATTATCATAATCTATAGATTCACCTATACGCTTCATGACTTTTGTTTCTACAGTAGAATCTTTTTCTATTTTAACAAAGAATTTCCCATCAAACTGTGGTTGCTCATTAACAACAACTTGTTCTTTAAATTCTAAGAAATATTGTAATCCCGATATTGTAGTATCACCAGCAGCTTGAAATCTATCACGCATATCAGCAGCTTCTCCAAAAGCATAATTCCATCTTATTATACCAGGGTTACCACCTCCACCACCAAAATATGTTACAGTTTGCCATTGTCTAGAGTTTAGTTCAACTCCATTGTGTTTACCAACTATTCTAACTTTTAAAGTACCTTTAGATGGATATTGATCTAAATAATTTTGCCAGTTATCTGCGCTAATAGTCAACACTCTTTCTGTCATCAACTTATACGGAGCATTTGAATCAGCAGCACCAGTGTAATCAGCCATCGCCGAAAACATTTCTGGATAATCATCTTCTGTCAACGCAACTCTACCCATGAATCTATCTTGTATTTTTATAAAATCAGGGGCTTCGTTTTCTATAGCTATAATTTTGTATCTAGCTTTTTCTTCTACAGGTTCATTGTTACCATGTTCATTTTTAAGTACTAAGTAAGTTTCTTGATCAACTTTATTTCTATCTGCGGAAGCAAAAGATAACCAAACGTTACCATCTTCAGCTCTATACCATCTATCCATAACTAAGTTATAGTACTCACTAGATGTTTCTTTAACGTAATATTTAACATACTCCATCCAATCTTCAGGGTAACCAGTGAAACCAGTATCTACATTTTCCCACTGTTGATGTAGCATAAATCTATTACGCATGTGAGCGAATTCTTTCTCTATTTCTATATCTCCAGATAGCATTTCATAGCTATTAATACCATCTCCAGTTAAGTAACCATTAGATATAACAGGTGTCTCTCTACCATATTTATCTCCAAAAACCATACCAAACTTGTAGTTTCTTATAGTTTTAACTGATTTTTTAGGTTCACCTATTTTAGCTGTTGCATCAAATTTATGCGATGATATAAGTTCAACTTGATCTCTTATATCATATCCTTGAACATAATTACCGAACATAACTCTATTAGCTGCTATCTCTTGAGCAAGAGCATATCTAGGTACATTATCCCACGCTCTTAGTAATTGATTAGCGTCAACGGATCTATGTATCATCTCAGACGTTATCGTAATTTCACCATGAACATACGTTGTGCTATCACCGTCAATAGTAAATATTTCCCACTCGTTATCAATTTTACGTTTTATTGTTTTAACTATATAAACGTTCGGTGATGTTGTTGTTTTATATAAGATATCAACCCCAATAACATCTGCTTCTCTATGCGTCTGATGAGGGACAAATCCTCTTATTTTTAAATGTCTAAGATTATTAACCATACCAAGGTTATAACCTCTTCTGTGGTCATAATCAAATCTACCAGGTAAAAAGGCTAATTCAGACCAGGGTGAGTATGAAGAGTATTCACCATCTTCATAGATATATCTATATCCAAATCTAGCCATACTTAATTCAAATAATGGCTTTTTCTGCTCTAACTCAATAGTCCACATTCCAGAATTTTCAATTTCAAGATGTTGTGGTTTTACGTTATCACCCACAGATGATACAGTAAAAGATAACAAGCCGGTACCAGGATTATAACTATCTATAACAACTTTAAATTCAGCGCCAGCGCTACCAGTTTCTTCAGTAAATATTAATATATCTCCTACATACCAAGATAAAGAAGAACCACTAGGTGTTAAAACAGTTATCGCTGGTGGTGAAAAGCCTGAAGCAAATTCATCTCCAGCGATATCGGCATTGCCAACAAAATCTTGTTCTATACCAAAAGCAACAATATCACCAGTTCTATCAGAATCACTCATTACTAGCTCTGGGGCTGTTCTTGGGTTTTTTCTAACAACAGTTATATGCTCTTCTTTTAAAAAATTATTTGCATAAGGAGAGGCTGAGTACTCTAGATCGTCTATATAATCAACCAATAAATCGTCATCTTTAGGATCTTTTAGTTTTATTTTAGTATGAGTATACCAGTCACTAGGAACAAGTACATTTTCAGCTTGTCTAGATCCAGCTTTACATCTATCTATATTAATTTTTTTAGGTTCAGTACCTTCTATTTTTCCAGTTTCTGGATTTTCTTTACCATCAACCCAGAATAATAAATTATCTATTATGTTTATAGCGTTTATTCTATTGTCTTTATTGAAGTTTAAGACTCTAGGAGCAGAAAAAGAAAATGCTACTATACCGTTGAATTGAATACCGTATGTACCACCAGCACTATATCTATTATATAGTGTTATTGTATCATTTGATTTTTGTCTTATTTCATCATAAAAAACAACCTCACCATTTGCGTCGTAAGCTTTCATAGACATACCAACCCGTACATCATCAGAAATATTTGACGTTAAATCTAATGTTTGGAAACCACCACTAGGAACAGACGCTAGTGTATTTGATAAAGTATCAGTTACAGCCCATTGATCAATAACAACTGGAGCAGATTGCTGAAAATTATCATTAATTTTAACCTCCATTATAGTGTCTACGTACCTTCTTTTATTAGTCCAATTGTTTGGACCCCACGCGAGCGCGTCTTCTAAATCATATCCAGATATAAAAAAATATGAAGTATCATTTCTTTCATTAGAAACACTACCTATCATCTTCGAAACTACTTCTCCGTTTACATCGGGAGATGTATTATAGTTTCTAGACTCATAAGCCTTAGCTATCATTTCATTTCCTTGAATATTTTGAACAGTTCCAGCCTCACCAATACCATCACTACTACTAGAATCTGTAGTTCTAATTTGGATATTCATTGCATCACGGTACTCACCATTAGCAACTAATCTCTCATCAAGATCTTTATTCATCTTGGCGGCAGAAAATGTGTGTTTAATTTCTGGCATAATATTATTTTATTATTTTACTCATTCCTTTAAGAACTTGAGTAAATTCTTCTATCTTAATATTTGATAATCTTATTTTTGCTTTTCTAGTTTCAGCAAATTTTTCTTTTTTAAATCTAGCTATTAAATATTCTGGCATACCAGATCTAGTAGATAGTACACCGTAAGCTATCCACTTGTACATAGCTTCTTCACAGAACTTATGAACTACCATTTCCTCGTCTGTTCCAAGTCCGTCACTAACGTATTCTAATATTATCGTCTTACCAGAAACGTTAGAGCTAAAATGTATTTTATTTTTTAGTGGATCAATATAAAAGCTACCATGCTTATGAGCGTGTTGAGGATCTAAACCGTATCTTCTACCTCTATAATCTATATCTGAATCTACAATATCTATAACAGCTGTATCTACCTGGTTAGCGTCATTAACAGATTGGTAATCAGACCAAGTGTTACTAGTGCTTTGCTCATCTAGAGAATCAAGAGCTCCGTCATTATCAACATCTGTATATTGGTATACACCATCATCATCTTGCACTATAGCAAACGGATTAGATGTTTTACCTGTTGGATATAAGTTGTTCTTTATTCCATCAGCGCCAATTACGGTTAATTTAACATAGTTGACATAATCTTGTGGTAATACCATTGTTAATGATGATGGTACTTCTATTTCCTGTGATTTAACTGATCTAAAAACATCGTATGATAATTCTTGAGCCGCTCTCATAGCATGAAACTGAACATCAGTTCTATTCACCTTTGTTATAATTTTATCTTCACCAACATATATCATCATGAAAGCTGATATTATTTGATCTATACTAACAAATTGATAAGCCCCAAAACTACTACCTGTATAATAGTCGTATTGTGTTTGATTACTTAATAAACCCATAATTAATCATTTTGTGATTGTTTTATTTGTGCTCCATCTGTCATACCTACTTCAACTAAACCAGGTTTAGCTATTGCTACACCAGCTAACTGAAGTAATCTAGCAACTAGTTTTTCTTCTTCTGAGGCGTGCAATTGAAAATGTACACTTAAATTACCATTATACAAAGCTCTTTCTTGAACTACAACATACGCCCAATTAGGTGTAGCTGGTCTTCCCCAACCATGAATAGCCCAGTTAGTAGGTGTCAACGGAGCTGGAAGAACTTTAAAATATTTTGTATTAACGTAATTACTACTTATAAAAACGTTACCCTTTTCTCTAACGTAAACAGGTCTTGATGAGGATGGTGTTAGAAGAGGATGGTTAGATAATCTATAGAACTCATCTCCGCTAACTTCTTCTGCTATTTTTTCGTCATTATTATATATGTTTTGTATTTTATAAAAGACATCTTCAATATTATCTTCGCCACCAGGTATAACACCTATGCCAACAGAATATAAACTAACTACAACACTCATTTCCTGCCAAAATGGATGTAATTTTTCTTGAATTAATTCTATTTCATCGAAAGCTACACCCATATCATTTTTTGGTTTATGATATGCCATTTTCATATCATGAAAATATCCATCAAATATTTCCATTTGAGCTTTATGTGCAAACAAATTAAACTGTTGAGGTGTGAAATAACCTTTTTGCTCTTTGTTACACAGTGCTAAAACTTTCTGATATACTCTATCTATATCTATCATTTTTATTTTTTATTATATGGGAATTTTTCGTTAAGCCACTTTTTACGTTTGTTACATCCACAGTCTCTCACATTTAAAGATTCTGTAGCAAAATCCATTAACGATTTTATCCCAGTTTTTGTTGTTATTTTTTCTATTGAATCGCCGAGGCCTTTTGATTTCATAATAATATATATTTTACTATTATATAGTTACATAATAAAGTGAAAGGTTAGCATCTAAATAAAAATAGCCACCCTATAAGGAGTGGCCATCTTTAATTGTTAAAAGATTTTATTTTAATCTTTTCTCTATATTTGAGTATATTTCCATACCCTCATCGGTTTTAAACCATTGAGCTAAAGCTGAATATGGATGCTCATCAAACGGAATAGTCATAATTTTCTTTTTATTTGAATTCCATATAAAATATCTTTGATCACTAGATAAATTTATTATCCCAGCCTCAACAGCTTTGATTCCAAAATTCCTAAGTTGTATATTGTCATCAGTAACTAAATCTAAGAATAATTTAGGATTATTTCTAGCGAAAACTAATAAATCTCTTCTAAGTTCCTTAGAACTCAAATTAGATACCTCAGAACCCTTTTCTACTCTCATAATTGCTTCTGCTAAATCAATATCTAAATCTTTAGCTATTTTTAAAGCTTCAACTTCAAACTCTAACCAATCTAATTCATCTTCAGCTATTTCAACTGGACTGTATTCGTAGAATAATTTGTCTTTATGAGGATGATAGATTGATAAAAACTTCTGTAGTGTTACTTTTTCTTTAGGAACGTAAAGAGCTCCACTTCTAAAAACAATATGCTCTAATCTTTGCTCTCCTTTCATTTCATCAACAAAAACAGTTCTTTGGTTTTGACAATATTTTATTTCTCTTTCATATCCCGCTTCTTCATCAAACCAAAATAAACTAGCGCTTCTTATTGAATAAGATAATGGTTTTCTTTTATTTTTTAAATAGTAAATTCTATCTTTTATTTCCCATTTAGGTTTTTTTGGTTGAGATTTAACTTCTTTTATTTTAGTAGTTTCAACCACCGGTTTTTCCATAACAACCGTTTCTTCTACTTGAGGTTCTTCCACCTCAATTTTTGTTTCTTTTTTCTTTGCCATAATATAATATAATAAAAATTAAAAAAAAATATAAGGGCGATACTAGACCGCCCTTATAAATAAATAGTCTTACTTCATTAACATAAAGTTGTTTGCACCTTGTGTAATCAAACATCTTTCTGATAAAAAGTGAACTTGCATCGCGTCAAGCGCTGATGTAGCAGCTCCAACCGAACCAGTAACCCAAGATTTCATTCTTCGATCATCAGTTTGTGAAGCTCTATATCTAACGTGTAAGAATGGTCTCTTCATGTTTGTACCAACCATTTGATCATACACAGTAGACATACCAGCAGGAACCATAACACCTCTAATCGCGTTTGCGCCAGCAGCATCATTAATTCCACCTCTTGTAGCTTTGTCATTTAAATATCTAAAGTCAGATTTATAAAAGTCATAAGAACCTCTTCTAAATCCTGAGAAACCTAAATTCAACGCCATGTCTTCATCGTTGTCGAATACTCCATATGAAGTACCTCCAGCTCCGTAAGAATTCATTGAAGCAAGCATGTCATCAATAGCTAAACTAGTTGAACGATTAACAAACATCATGTATTCTTCAATAGCACCTTGTTTATCAAATTCAGCTAAAATAGCATCGAACTCAGCTAGATCAGTAGCAGCGTTAACGCCTGTTACACCAGAGGTAACATTACCTCTCGTACTAATAGCAGCGAATAAACCTTCAGTACCAACTCTACCAGCACCACCTGCTTCAGAACCACTTAAAATAGTAGCACCATCAAGAAGTGATCCAGCTTCATTTAATTCACCTTCTAACATTGCCATTTCAACATGATCAGTAAACCTTAATCTAGTCTCAGACTCAGCTTTTAAATACCAAAGATATCCAGAAGTACCATCTTCAGATGAAACCTCAACCCAACCAATTCTAGAAGCGTCTGATCCAGATACTTCGTAGTAATCTTTCATTATGATTGGTTTGTTGCTAAAGCTTTTGAATGATGGTTCATTACCTCCTCTTTGTTCAGTAGTATTAGTGGTACCAGCGTCTGTTATGTAACTCATACCTTTACCATACTCAGAACCGATAACTAATAAAGTACTTCCCTTTGAAGCTGTAGCGGCTGGTACAGCACCAGAAGCTTCAGCTGTATAAGGAACTACATCTAAAACAGCGCCAGCTACAACTGTTACTAAACATTTGTAAACACCAGCTGAATTAGCTATAATAACCATATCATTAACTCTAACACCGTGATTAGCGGCTGTCATACTTGTTTGATCGATGTCATCTTCAATTGTAAACTGTGAAACGTTAGATGTACCACCGTCACCAGTAGCTGCACCCGCTGTAGCAGAGTTTACGTTACCTACATAAGATAGGTGTAATCTACCTTGTTCTGACCAAATAACCTGATCTGCGGTCATTGATTCTTCTGCACCAACTTGTGATAAAAAACCTGAAATTGTTCGTGGACCGAAAACCTCAGCTTCTTCTCTCATTAAGTCAGGCACATATTGTTGCCCCCATCCACTTGTGGACGAAAGATCTAAATAGTTTGATGATAATGCTTGCTGCACTGGTGCAGGTACACTATTCAAACTACTTCCTGCAGTAATTGCCATAATATATTCTTTTTAAATTTTTAATTCTTTTTTCTAATCTTAAAGGATCTGTTTTTCATATCACTAGAAGATTGACCTAAAACTTTAACCTTTATTCCATCTACAGTGGTTTCACCATGTGTTTGTCTAGGGTTTACGCTTATATTCTTGTCTTTAGCGATTTGATCTTTAATAGCATCAGCTTTACCTTGTTCATAAAAATGTTTAGCAATATTATCAGCGTTCATTGCTGTAAATAAAGACTTGTGATACCCACCAGCGTCTTCGATAGTAGATTTATTTTCACCAACAAACTTGTTGATAAAGTTATTAATATCACTTTGATTCTTCTTTACGTCATCAACATCTTTAATATTAAACCTAAACTTCTTGTCTCCAACTTGATAATCAAAACCTTTGAAATCTTCATTAAAAACGTTATCGGTTTTCTTTAAAAACGCCTGCTGACTTGCTTCAGATAATTTCTTTTGCTTTTCAGATTCCTTATTGTATCTATTAAAAAAATCAATAGCTTTTTGAGCTTCAGGTGTTAACTTTGACCCAGCTTTGATGTCTTCATAGTATTTAGACTTTTGCCCGTCTAAGTGGGCTCTAGCCTCGGCAACTTGCTCTTTGAGGGCTATCTTTTTTCTCTTTATATCTCTATCGTCATCTTCTTCTTCGTTATAACTAAACTTCTCTTCTAATATAAAGTTTCTTTCTTCTGGTGATAGATGAGATTTTGTATTTCTATAGTATTCATCTAAAATCTCAGAATCATCCATTTTGGATATATCTCTATTTAAATTAACGTAGTCTTGTAAATCACCACCTGTTTCTTCCATGAAACTTATAAGTTTTTCAACCTTTTCGGGTAGTGGCTTTCCAGTTTGTTGAGCTTCAACTATAGCATCTTGTACTTCTTCTTCAACCTTAGCCACCTCTTCATTAGTGACTTCTTGTACAGCTGGTGTCTCTTCTTGTTGTTTTTCTTCAACAACCTCTTTAACTTCTGGTTCAGCATTGACTACGACCACTTCTTCTTCGACGGGTTTTTCTTCTACCTTTTCGTCTTTTACTAATGGTTTATCTAAATTTACTTTAGTGATTGTTTGTTCTGGTTTAAAAGTTTTCATCTTCACTTTAGTAATATTATCTTTTTTTTGTTCTTTTTTGGTTTTTTTAACCTCAGTATTCTTAACCTCAGTATTTTCAACCTTGTTTTCTTTTTTCTCTGCCATAATAAAATTTTATAAAATATTAAATATTAGTTGCCGAATCTTTCGATTCCTGCACCTCCTGTAACTATATCATTACCTGATGACTCAAACTTTTTAATTGGTTTATCCTCTTTTCTTTGCTCTATCATTTCTGCTTGACGATCAGCTTGTAGATTAACTCTATCATCTTTTCTGTCTTCTTTTATAGCATCAAGATTACTTGTCATCTTTAATTCTTCTTTTCTTATGTTAGAATTTAATTTAAATTCTAGCATCATTAATTCCTTTTTAACTCTAGCCTCTTGATTAAGATATTGTATTTTTAAAGCATTCTTAGTTTTCTCTAAGTTAGCATCTTGATCAGATTTTGCTTGATTTTTCTCCATTTCAATTTTAGCTGATTCTTGCGCTGCAGCTTGAGTTGCTTGAGTTTGTGCTTGTATATTTTGTTGTTGCATTATTTGATCCCTCTCCATCTTCTTTCTTCTTTTAACTTTAAGCAATTGATTAGCTAGTTTAAGATTTTTAACTTCCCTTATATCTATAGCATCATCAAGATCAATCATTTTTTGAGCTATAGCAACTTGTATATTATTCTCTAATACTTGTTTTTCTTCTTCATCTGGCATTAATTCTATAAATATACCAAAATCGTATAGATGTAATTCTTTCATTTCATCTAATGTAGCAACATTATGAGAACCTATAGCTTGAATGAAAGCATTTTTAGTTGGTGAATACTCTATTATATCCGCTATTCTAAGTGATAAACACTCCGCTGTTTCAGCAGTTAAGTACAACATGGATTGTAATATATGTCTAGTTGCTGTATTTGAGTTAGCAGCTGCCAGTTTTTGAACACCAACTAGAGCATTAGGATCTGGTTGTGCCGCATCTCTAGCTTCATTTAACCCAGTTACATCTCTAATCATTTGCATATAGTAGTTGTAAGTTGTAATTAAACTTTGTATCTTATTTCCACCTGCTCCATTTTGTATTTGTTGAATAGGTATTTTACCAGGATTTGGATCACCTTCTGTTGTAAAACTTCTACCAAGAACACTACCAGTTTGGAAGAACATATTTAAGGCTTCTTGTGGATTATAATTTGTCCCGTTACCTAAATCAATCTCAGCAAGTCCATCTGCGTCAAGATAAACACCATCTGGTACCATTCTAGACATTACTTGCTGTAACTTTAAGTGAGTTAATTGAATCATATCAGCAAAACCAGTTATTCTACCAACTAGAGATTCTATTCTACCTTCATACATTCTTGGTGCAACAATCTGATAGTTCATTTTAACTTTAGAAAAATCAGATTTAGTTCTCATCATATTAGGACACATCTTCCATCTTAACAGTTTATTAGATCCCAACACATACACACCTTCAAATAAGCATTCTACTGATCTTTCTAATCTAGCAAAACTTCCATCCATATTCATTGGGGGATTAAAACTATCATCTTTTTCTATAATTCTCTCAGCTCCACTACCTAAAGTTTTAAGTTTATAAACATTATTAGTATATGTTTTATAATTAAAATATAATACACTTATTTTATTTTTATCTCTAGTAGCACTATATCTTAGTGGATCTGTAGCTTTATTTGTTATTTCTTTTATTTCAGATTCTGTTAATTCTGGAAATTGTTTTACTAATTCATTTATATTAACATCTTTAACTTCACCAACATAATATATATCATCAAAGTAAGGTGAATCTGAATGCGACCAAACTAAATTAGCTGGATCAACATATTCAACCTTAGCACCTTCACTGAAATCAAATGTTGTTTTTGTTGCACCAATACCTATAGTACATATGTCCATTAAACATCTTCTTCTAGTTAACTCGTAATTACTACCTTCCATTAAAACATTTATAGCCTGTTCTTCAGCTAGTTCAACTGCTTGCTTGTAGTTAAGTTGCATGTGAAGCGATAGTTCTTCTTCAGTGTCAGGAAGCATTTTTGGATCATTTTCATAAAGATCCATATTGAAATGTTGCTTAGCTAAGTTATTAAACTCTCTAGATCTCATATCACGTAGTATAGATTCCATGTATTTAGTTCTCTTACTAACGCCATAAGCATCTTGTGAGAAACAATTTATTTCATACATTCTACTAGCCATACCGTTAACTACTATATCTACGAATTTAGGTATAATTGGAACAGGTTTCCAGTCTAAATTAAGATATGATAAATCACCATTAATCGATAATTCATTTTTATATTTTTGTATAGATTGCTCTCCTCTAGCGTACAATCTTAACTTATGAAAAGAATTTGCGTTACCACGGAATTTTGAAGTACTACCAGAAAACCATTCATGTCTAATGGCTTTTGCTACTTTTAATCCATAGTCTTCACTAAGTTTTTCTAAATCACTTACCGCTTGAGACGGAAAATTAACGTTAGATTCTATCATGCTTTTTGTTTTATTATTCTAGATGAAATTCCCTTGTTATTATATTTTGATATCGTTAGGTTGACTGGTATTTTGTCTCTATCGGGATTGGGTTTGTATAAGTGTCTATTGCAAGCCATTATAGCTAATCCAGAACTTATAGACGCATCATGTTTTGTTCTTTTTGTTATATCAAATTTTGACCAATCATTCAATGTTTGATTAAAATACATTGTTCCATATTGATCACCCTCTAACATTCCAACATAATCGTTTATATATGTTTCAATTGCAGCGGCATGTGCTTGCTTTATATCTTCACTAGAGTTTGGTATTCCGCCGATTTCTCTTTCGGCTACGGATAGTTTGTTCCAAATCTTATCCGGTCTATTCATGCTAAAACCTCTATATCCTCTTCTTCTTAGATAATACAAAAGTCTAGGTTTATTATTTTCTGCTAATAATGGCATACCATAAAATACTAACGCCATT